AGGTAATCCCCTGCTCGGCCAGTTCGTCGATGATGTCCTTGAGTTCCTCGGCTTCCACCGAGCGGCCATCACTGAGCAGGCAGATGGTCTTGGTGACCGGCTCCAAGCGCCACCACTCGGCAATGCGCACCTCGTCCTGCATGAACCAGTCACCGAACGGGGATTTGCCGTTGGTGTCGAAGTCCACCAAGTCCGCTTTGGGCCAACGGGACTTGAACTCATCGCGGCTGATGGATTCCTCCACGAACCCGCAACTGCCATCGTCCGCCAGCCACACGCTGCTCAGCGCGTCCTTGATCGGGTCGATGCTGAAGTCCTGCTCCCAGCCATCGTCCTCGCTGTACTTGGTGCCCACGCGCCACGCACCCATGCCAGCGGCCACCAGAAGCTCATGGGCGGCGTCATAAGCCAACGAGGCTTGTGAGGTGGACTCGATGTTCCGAATGAGCCCCTGGCGCAGCTCCGCGCCTTCTGTGGTGGCATCACGAAGCCCGCGCACCTTGATGCCGGGACGCGCCTTCTTCTGGTCGTTGACCACCTGCCGCCAATGGGCGCGCAGGATGGGGAACTCGTAACAGGGGCGATTCTTGCGCGCCTTCTTGGCGCTCTCGTCCCACTGGTAGCCGGGGATGGCGACGAAGCGCAGATCCTCCAACCCCAGGATGCGGTTCGGACGCTCGGCCGTGGTCAGCCGGTCGTACTGCAAGCGCATCTTCGCCATCGGGTCGCCGCCTTCCTTGGCAGCCGTGTCGTGGTCCGTCACTAGAACTCCGAGGCAAAAGAATCGGGGGCGAAGCTCACGCCCGAGTCAGGCGCGACAGGTTCGGCAAAGGTGAGTGCCAGCGCGTCCCACTCATCCGGGGAGAGCGCATCACGGCGACGCATGTCCTCCTTGCTTTCCAGAACAAGGCGGGTGTTGCTGTTGTATTTGTAGCCAGGGCCGCAGGCGTCTGTTTGCAGGCTGTCGAGGTCGGGGATCTGCGCCCCGCCCTCTTGTTCCAGCCATTCCTTGCTCAGCTTCCACATTTCGGCACGGCGGTTGAGCGGATGCCCGCCAATCTCTTTTCCGTCCTCATCCAGCCGTGGCGGCTCTAGCGGCGCAGAGCCGAAGTTCACGGCCCGCACAATCTCGCCATAGCCCATTTCCACCAGCCGGTCGTAGACGCCAGCACCAACACCGCCAACGTCAATGAACATGCGGGCAGGCTTTTCGGTGTCGATTACCTGCTTGGCCCAGCCCGCGCCTTCCATCGTGGACAGCTTCGACTTCACATCCACCCGCGACGCCTTGCGGCCTCTGCGGCGATACATCGCGTGCCGGTCGCCGCCTTTCCATGCCGGGTCGTAGCCGATAACCAGCGGGCCAGATTCCTCGCACTCGGCCTTGCGGGCTCGCGCCACCAAGGCGGGCGGGATGAAACTGTCGTGGCCGCTCATCTGGAATGCCTCGGCAGCAGTCGCCGGGTATTCCTGCTTGAACAGCGCGGGATCTTTCAGGTCCGCAATCTTGTTGCGTCGCCAGGCCATCTGCTCGGGACTTAGTCCGTAGAGTCCGGCGTACTCCTGCTCCTCCGCGTCCATTGCGAAGTCAGGCGGCGGCTCGCGCCGGTATTCTTCCTGCCAGTACCACGGCACGAAGATGGCTATGAAGTCGCCCTCGCCCCGCTCCGCATCGCGCCACTTTTGATGGAACAGGTTGCCTAGGCCGTTGGCCGTGCTTTCCAGCACTTCCTCGGTGCCTATCTCGTCAGGGACCGCCTGCATCACGCCGGCCGCGTGCGTGTCCGCATGGGGCCAGAACGCCACCTCCGAGCCGTGGAATAGCTGGATTGTGCTAGATCGGCCTACACCCTTCGTGCCGGCCGTGCCGATCTTGTAGCCGCTGTCGAGGCGGTCGAAGAACAACTCCTTCGCATTGCTCGCGCCAGTGGACGGGCGCACCTGCTCGGGGCATCGCTCGTGAAAGCGATTGACCATGTCAAACAGGTTTTGGGTCGCCTGGTCCTCATGGGTGAGAATGAAAGTCCGCAGGCCCCTAGACCACGTAGTTCGGTGATAGAAGCGCGCCCCGATGTAGGTGCTGCACCCCTGTTGCCTGCCCTTGAGGATTAGCGCCCTGACCTTGCCGGTCTTGGCCTTCTGTTCCTCTAGCCGCTCGTGGATGTACCGTTGTGCGCGGTTGAACACAAACGGGTGAATCTCGCCCGACTTGGTGCGGATGCTCAGGCAGTTGCGGGCGTAAAACTCCAAGTCCGCGCCGAGACGCTGGCGACGCTCATCACTTGAGGCTGTCAAGCCATTCCTCGTGACTCAGCACGCCCACCTTGCCGTCGAACGTGGTCGCATTCAGGCGCGGGTGGACGTAAGGGGCTGCGGCCTTGGCGGCATCGAGCCGCTTAGCTTCGTCCTCGCTGGTGCGCATGACTTGGAGCATGTACTCCAAGGGGGTAATCCCGCCCGCAGCTACTTCCGCCTGCCTTTCGATTGACGCCTTATTGAAGGCACCCGGTTTGCGGCCAGCGCCTTCACGCTTGCCTCCGTGAGCCATGTTGATTTCCTTGATTCTTTTTCAAGCCACTACGACTTGGCGCTCAGCAATTAACACCTCGCCATTGGCAAGGGTTGCCGTGTTCTTCAACGTACCGCAGCCGGTCGCCGTGAGATTCACCGACGCAAGCGGAGTCGCGAGGGAAGCGCCTGAGAGCGTTCCAGAGCCGCTGTATTCCCATGCGCTAGAGCTAACCGTGGTGCCGCGCTTCTTCGTCTCAGCGGCCCACTGGTTCTCAATGGCGACTGTCTCGCCGTTGGCGGTGTAGATGGTCTTGAACTGCATTACGGATTGCGCTGCTTGCGAGAAGGAATACCGCGCGCCAGATCCATCAGCCCGCCAGACGCGAAGGATTGCGGCTGACTAAACACCCCGCCCGGATTGATGCCCGAGCCGTCATAGCTGGGTAGGATCGGATGCGGTGGCTCATAGCCGTACGCACCGGGGAAGCCTTGACCGTTGCCAAACTGACCGCCGCCGAATGCGCCACTGCCCAACTGACCAAGCCCGCCCGGGAACTGCCCGGGCATCTGTCCACCGTTCGGGCCGTTCATGCCACTACCCGGCCATTCCTGCCCCGGATGGCGATAGTCCCAGCGCGGATGCTCGCCCTGCGCACGAAGCTGCTGGGCGTACTGGAAGGGCATGCCCTGACCGTCCCAGCCTTGGGCGGTCAGGTAATCCAGCCAGCCTTGGCGCATACCGTTGCCGCCTTCGTTAGGCTGTTGCGGATATTGCGGGTTCACCGCTGTCGGGCCGTCGCCCATTGAAGGCATCGCGGGGCGGTTGAAGGGAGAGAACATCCTTGTTCCTTAGTTGGCTTTTACGCGTTCGCGCAGATACCGCTCGCACAAGGACGCGCCTCGGCGGAATATGTCGCCCGACTCGGGGTTAATCGGGCCGATGATGCGAACGCTGGTGGCGTCGGTCTCTATCGACTCGTCCACCTGACGCACGAAGTAGCCCTGCACGCCTAGCGCCTTGAAGTTCCGGCACACCTGCGCGGCGGTCTGGTCGTTCTCGTCCAGCAGGCTCTTAACCTTGGCGGCAAGGTCGGCATCGTCGGTCACTCGTCCTCCCGCTTGACAGGTGTGTATGTGGGGTGTATAAGTATCCCTACACCCAAGGAGCCGGCCATGACCATAACCACCCAGAAGCTCAGCTACGGCCACTACGCGGTCCTCCGCGATGGCGTGCAGGTCGCCCTGGTGAACAAGGTCGTGGATTCCAGCGAGCCGGTCTGGGAAATGATCGTTCTGGACGGCACCGACACCAGCCGCCGCAATGGCAAGCATCACGGCGACTTCGTTACCCTGAAGGACGCGGTGCGCCTCTACACCTACTGCGCCCAGAAGGCGGCCGCATGATCCGCACCAACATCTGGCTGCCCGAAACCCTGCTGGCCCGCCTCGCCAAAGCGAAGGCCAAGACCGGCGTCCCAATGGCTGAATTTATCCGGCGCGCTATTGAGGCGGCGCTGAAGAAGGAGAATCTGTGAGAAGGACCGCGACCACCAAGCCGGCTTCCGAGCCGCGAGTTGTGCCGTACTACCTTGCGGACGCCAAGCCGCGCAGCGAGGACGAGCGCGTCACCGATGCGCTGGCCAGAATCGTGCGCTGGGCCACTCCACACCCCGAGGACGACGCCAAAGAACGCCGCCGCTGCCTCATGCACATTGAGGCTCTGGCGAGGTCTGCGCTTACGCGCTAATCGTCCTCGGGAAAGTCACAGGGCGGCGGCTGGTACCTGCGCTCCGCTAGCCGCTTGCGCTGGGCGGCCTCGTTCAGCGCGGCCCAGCTTTCCAGCATTTCCCAAGAGCGCGTAATGTCCGGCGTTTCGCAGATGCACGGGTCAGCGCCACACAGGCAGCTCAACG